CTGAAAATGAAAAGAGAAAAGAGAAATAGAGAGAGAGAAAGATCAAATCGGGAGATTCGGGTAATTGCTTACATAGACAGGTAGACCGTTGGTGCCTACCACTTGAACTGGGCTTAACTGTTCAACGTATACTGTGGATGGTGGCTGGACGTCTACTGCACGTCCTCCAACCCTTCCTACAACTATTGTTTCCATGGGCAAATCTACTGAAACTAGAGATGATATAGAATCGAGAGGAGAAATGAAAATTGAAACTAGAAATGTACAACTAGTAGGGAAATTAGCCCCACTGGGTGTGGCAAGAACAAAGGTCCAATCCGTCACGTACGCGGGAAAAAGTACGGCCGTCTTGTCCTCGATCGCTGGTCCTCCTATTGTGAGCGAACCACCAGCTAGGACTTCCTGCACTGTGTCTAACACAGGGGTCGCCGCTGGATTGATGGCCCACAGAACACTGTTAGGAGTCGCGCCTGAACTTGTCCACGGCAGTATCCTGGTGTGGACGCTGCAACAGTTGGGCACGTTACCGGGTCCGGGAACGAAATTTTTGATCACTGGCGACGTGGTTGCCGTTGTAACCGCAATAGAAAAAGTTATGAGTCTCCTCCCTTCAAACCTCTTGTAAGCTGAGGCCTGAAAGTAGGCATCGGGGACGGGTAACTGACAAGTCACCGCGTAGTCATGTCCTCTAGCCACCAAAAGTTTCTCAACTACGGTTTCTTCTGAATAGGTCAAATTGGTCTGACCTAGTGGGTTCCACATCGAACCAAAAGGATATTGGGAGAGGTAAGGTACTTGAGCATCTAAAACCGGCCACAGTGCTTGTTGTGAAGCCACCATGGAATTTCCTGCTCTGAAGCTATCTCCACCAACTTCTTCCGTTCTGTTCCTAATTACTAGTTGGAGCATCCCATCTGTCGGAGCATGAGAAAATAACATCTTCATTCTTAAAGATCCTGAATAAAACATAAAGATCTGATTTAAGAAATCAAAATTGTCGTAAGAATAATCTGAAAAGTACAGAATTTTTACCGGGCCCGGGAAAACCTGTTCGG